TGTTTCCTGCTGTGTCAGCACTTAATGCAACAACTCCTAGCACACTATTAAATGACCCTGTAGTCAGAGCATCTCCAGCAAGACCGCCGATGAGGTTGTTAGAAGTTCCCGTGGTGACTGCTATACCTGCGCTAAATCCGACTGCTGTATTGAAAGAATCTGTAGCCGAAGTAAAGTTTTGTGCGTTTAAGGCGTTTGAACCAACTGCAACAGACTTAGATCCTTTAGTATCCGCAGAAAGAGATGCGTCACCAATAGCTACATTATTATTAGAATCAATTATTTTATCGCCAGACTTCCAACCTATAAGAGTGTTGTAACCTCCCGTAGTGATGTCGTGACCAGCTTCAAAGCCAATGACAATATTTCCGTCACCCGTGCTAATTGCTGTACCAGCTTCATCACCCACAGCCACGTTGTGATTACCACCACTAGCAATGCTGTTACCTGCGTTAACACCTACACGGACGTTAGAGGTTCCTGCTGATGCAGTAATAATATCTGCGCCATCTGCAAAGGTTACGTCTGCTGCAAAGTTTGCTGCGCCGTCTACGTCAATTACGTCTAGATTACTGATGCCATCAATATCTATATTGCCAGAGATGTCTAAAGAAGCGCCTGTTAAAACGCCTGCTACAGTAAGCGTAGAAGCCATATCTACCGCGCCATCAATGTCCACTACATCTAGGTTAGTAGTGCCGTCAACATCAAGAACGCCTACGACAGTTAAATTTCCAGCAAGTTCTAGGTCATCCATCTCGTAAACAACTGCGCCTGATCCCAGCCCGTCAGTAGCTACAATCTTAGTTTGACCGGCAGCTATGATTACGTTTGCGCCAGTTCCTTGGGTAAACGTTAGAGCGGCTGCTGTCTCGTTACGCATGATCCAAGTGTGAGATAACGTATTAGGGGCTAGAGTGACCGTACAAGCCTGTCCACCGCCGGTAAGGCGTAAGAACGTAGATCTGAATTGGTCAGCAGCGCCATCCGCCATTGTGATGGTATGAGTGCTTGCATTGGCTACAGCCTCTGCTCCAACACCCATTGCTTCACCAATAAGCTCTAGGTTTGTGTTTGTGCTTGTGCCCCAAGTTCCTGCCTCATCTCCTGTGGCGATCTCTTTTAAGCGTAAATCATTAACGAAAGTTGCCATTTTATGCTACCTCTTGCCAATCTGTTGTTTGGCCTGTTGATATTTCTGAATAATTTGCATTTTGATTTGGGACAACTTGCCCCCAAACATTTGCCGGAGTAATCCCGCTAGTACCACTAACGCCAATAACATCAACGTCCGCATTGGCTTTAGTCGATACCGTACCAATTGCAGAAGTTCCTTGAAGCCCTGTGACATCCAAGTTGTTGTTTGTGACCAGCGATATTGTACCGAGGGCAGACGTTCCCGCCACACCAGTAACAGAAACATTGGCTTCCGCAACGACAGTAACAGCGCCAATCGCGCTTGTGCCAACAACCCCTGTAACCGGAACATCGGCTTCGGCATCAACCGTAACCGTGGTGATCGCACTTGTGCCAGCCACGCCCGTGACTGTGACCGGATTGATGTCTTCATTCCAACCGTTTTGGCCCCAAGTGCCTCTGCCCCAACCATTAATGATTGCCACACGTTATGCCCTATGCGATGCGAATAATCGCGTTAGATGCATCGGCTGCAGGAAACTGGATCGTAAAGTCACCAGCGGTACTGGTCTTATCCCCGCCAAAATCTAAAGCACATACGCTAGGATCGCCAGATATAGCCTCACCGTAAATCAACGAGCCTCTTGCTGTAATCGTAACATTTGAGAAGGTAAGGTCCGCAAAGTCAACAAGAGCAGTAGTACCACTAGCAACAGGAGTTATAGACGTTAAGAACGCACCCTTTGCAGTGTAGTTTGTGCCACTCGCCTCGGCAGTACTTGTGTAAGCAGTAGTAGCTGCACCTAAACTTGCAGAACTTGTATACAAAGCAAGTTTGTACTGATCGCCAGCAGCAGTAAAATTGTGAACGCCTTTTAAGATCTCAACTTTAAAGCTAGTGCAAAGCGCGGTTGTAATAGCCATTATAGACTCCTAATTATGTCTGCCATATTCCTATGGCCTTGACGTTCAAATTCAGCAATAAGTGTAGTCCTATCGCTCTTAATTGCTTCTTTCATATAGTACGCAATAACTTTATTGACGGCATCCTTAAAAGCAACAGCTTGATCTGCAATAACAGGATGACAATCCCCCCCAACACTTACAATTTTATTTGATGCAGATTCTGACCAGAACTCTACATCATGCCCTCCATTCTCTGTTGTCGTTACCGATACTGTACCGACCTTAAGTTGTGGAGCTTTAAAAAATGACAATGTTATCCCCTAGAAATATCGTATCTAAATTCTTCACGAGCGCCGTATCCCTCACCAAGCTTCTTGAGGGCTGATGTCGCTGATATAAACCTTTGTTCGTACTGAGCAACCTCTTCTGGAGCCTTCAAGAATGTTGCTGCCTCCACAAGTGTACCGTACAACAAGGCATCTGGTGCATTTTCGGATAGCCAGGTTGTTCCGCTTTCTGCGCCAGCGGTCAATGATGCCGGTCTAAACTTATAGTGCAATTCTATGGTGTAGGCAGCATCAGGAGTAGGCGCTACAAGAAATGTAGTGTCATCAAACAACGCATAATACTTTGGCAAACCAGTGGTTGATGCGTTTGGCGTATAGTCTCTTATAAAAGAAACGTGCTTAAGCAAAGGATATGAATACACATTGCTTGATATTACAGCAAAGCTATACGGCGCTAGAAAATCAGATGGTGTAGAAACGTATGGGTTGTCTGTGGTCGCAGTGCCTGTCACGTTCTTTCTAAACACAGGCAGTTCTACGTTCTTTAATATTCGCTCTTCAGCTTCTTTAATAAACGTAGGAAGGTCTGCAACAAAAGTTGTTTCTGCTGTTTCGCAATAGTCTTGAACTGTTGACTTTAATGTCGCTAATGTAAAACTCATGTTATGGCCACCGTTACTGTTCCAATTTCGCCTGTAGCGGCATCTTGACTAAACTCAGATCCAATTACATCGCCAGTAGTAGACATCATTTGATTTGCATCAATTGTTCTTACAACACCTGCACCAGCCACAGAAGTAGCGGATGCGCTTGGTCTTGGGAATCTTAACGCTTCAGGGTCAGCAATGTGACTTATTGGTTCAAGCTGCGGGTGTTTTACTTCAAAGCATTCGGAGCAAACTCTAAACCCAGTCCACTCTCGCTTAAGGCTTAAATACTTATACTCAAATCCACATCTGTCGCATATGGCAATTGCATGCTTGCCAGAGGCAAAAGCCATTAGGCTATCCTAGATCTAAGGCCAGGAGAGATCGTTAAAGATGCTCTGCTTTGATCCTGGTCCGCAGCCCTAGAAAACTCCTCTTCATATAAAGTCTTTAACAACTGAACACGATCTGGAGCTTTCTTTAACGCGATATAGTAAGACAAACCAGCAGCCAAGCAGGGGTAGAATCTAAAAGGAATATCTACTGTATTCACACTAGCATCAGCATCTTCTATACGAACAAGACGATTGATAATCAATTGGTCTGTAGCGTTTTCAGATGCTGGCCAAATGTAAAGGCGTGGAGTAATTTGCTTATCTAAGAACCATTGTGTCGGTCTAGACAGAGTAGATTTATTTGGAAGGTTCCAGTACTCAGACCTGCCAATTTGATCCATTGAGATGTCAGTGGTTGTTGAGCCATCTGTGCGTCTAATTACAACATCTAGGACATCAATCGTTGATGTTGTTAAATCAATAAACTCAGCAGCTTGGGTTAGGGTTGTTGTGGTGTTAGCAACAGTCCACTGGTTTAACCCTCTATTAGCCCAATCAGCAAACAACAAGTTAAGTGATCTTCTGGCTGTTACGCCATCATAGCCAGTACGAAACTCAAGGCCACATCTTTCAAATGCTTCCTCGATATATTCCGCTACATCTGGCTCAAAATCTCTGCTGCTTGAAGTGGCCATAAATAATCCCTAAGCAAAGAACAAGGTAATCATATCTACCGTGCCAACAGTGTACTTTGTTGATAATCCATCTTTAAACAAAACGCCTTCAGAAGGTATGCTTCTATCTACAGTCGCGTTATCTGTACCTATGGTACGAGACTTAAACAAAGTTGTGCCTGATTCTGGAGTACCATTTATGTACTCAACAATTCCAGCAGTGCCTCCAGAGACAACAGACAAGCCTTTTAATCTAACTCTGTTTGATCCTTGAGCGGCTTGTGCTGCGCTTGCAGTAGAACCTACAGTTATGTTGCCTGCATATTGTGCAGAACAAACAACAGATGCAACAGTCTTAAAATATTTTTCACCAGCTACTGACTCAGCAGAACCTGTAGATGTAATAACTTCTGATACAACATTATCAAATACATCAGTGCCTGTGATCGTAGTTGTTTTGCCATTATCACTTGTGCCTGCTGTAGCAACAGCAAGTATCCTAGCGCCACCTGAAGCAAACGAAGTATTTGCTAAAGTAGCTGTGGTGTTTGGTCGCGCTGCTGTAACAATAAAGTCTGCGTCTGCGGCAACCTCATCGCTAATAGTTAACGCATTTATGTCCGAAGCCATATACGTCATAACAATCTCCTATAAAGAAAAGGGGCGTTGCCGCCCCAGCAAAATTGCTTACGCGATTTGAACGTACTCGATGATAAAGGTAAACGATCCCGCCGTTGTAGCATCAACCGTGTTGGTAATGTTACAGAAGATGTTACGCGCTGCGTCTGTATATTGAACAGAAGCTGGGGCTGTTGTGCCATCTTGTGTTTGAAGCACTAGTTCAGTGATCGTTACGTTGTGAGCAACAACAGTTGTACCAGCATCTAAGATTTCGTCTGCCTGAGTCGCAACAATTTGTGCGCCAGAAGAAGATGTACCAACTTCGTAACCAATATCACCTGACCCAATTACTGGGGCAACATCGCAAAATATTTTAATGTTAGTGATAATAGTATTTGCTGGCTGCACAAAAGTACCAATAGTAGGGCTGTCACCTGCGGTGCTGTTTACAGTAACGCCAGAAGCAAAACCAACGTGTTGTATAAATGTGCCGGTTGCTATGCCAGTTACGTTAAGGGTGCCGCCTATAGAGGCGTTTGTGCCGTAGGTGCTGTTAGTGGTTACTGTGCCAGTTTTGGCAGCTATGGTAACGTCTGAAAAACCGTTTTCGGAGCGTACCGCTCCATTAAATGTTGTACTCGCCATCTTAAATTCTCCTTACGAGAGTTAAACCCCAGAATCTTCGTAAGCGTCCACTGAGCTGGTTTCTAGGGTTGAGTTGATCTCAGGCCACCAGTCTATGCCAATATCATCATAAAAAAAAGTTAAGTTATTTTCATTTATTTGTGTATACAGACTTGCACATAGACACGGGATAGGTATAATGAACGCATAACAACGGAGAATGATGATGGAAAATTTAGTAAAAGCAGTATCTGAAAAGATGGAAGCGCAAAATGCGCGAGTTGCCGCTGCCGCTAAGGGACGCGCAACGCGGCTGGCAAACCTAATTGAGTCCAACGGCGCGTATCCAGTAGAGGGTAGCGGCGGTAAGCTCCACGCGCCACACGATGGCTACATTTGGCGTTGGTGGTGGTTTGACTCGGATGGCTTTGAGGTGCAAGATTTTGAGAAGACCTGCATGGGCGGCGAGTTCCTGCCCGAAGACAGAAAAGCCCCTTTGTTTGGAATAAACCGTTTTGAGGCTGCATTTGATGGCCCCGTGCTTCGTATAGATTACGTTGAGGC